TACTGTGTTTTGTGTGCTTCCTAAAGATAGTCCACCCGGAAATGTTCCTGATACTTTACTAAAATCAACAGCAGAATCGGAACTTGCAGTAATAGCTACGTTGACAGCAGCTCCAGCAGCGAAACTTCCTAACGTACCAGCAGCCGTTGAGAAACTTGGCGCTTGTGAAATAGTAAGATCTGCATTGGTTGAACGTGTAGCCAGTCCTGAATCATTTTCAATTCTTACATAATAATTACCACCTGTAGCAGTTACGTTTAGGGTAACGCTTGTAGCACTATTTAAGGTAATACTATTTGGTACGATGATTGCACCTGTTGTGCTGACTAATTCAAAAATTGTTGTTGCTGTAAATCCTGTTCCTACAACTGTGATATCAGTAGCTGTACTTGGTAATGCTGTAGTAGGAGATAATGAACTGTAAGTAGGTGACGCTCCTAATAAGGTAACGTTAGCAGATAGTCTTGCATCATTAAGAGTACCTGTGCTTATGTTAGATGCGTTCAGACCTGTGAGGCCACTACCATCTAATGTACCGACAACATTAATTGTATCGCCTGACTCACCAAATTGTACTGTTGTACCAGACTGAGGAATTATTTTATTTACTTCTATTTGTGACATTAAATAACCACCAATGATCCCGTAACTACTACGGTTCCTGTAACTGTAACAGGACCTGCGAGAACTCCTGATGCTATTGTTTGATCCTCTGTAATTGTTGTATCATGGGTACTGATAAAATTTTGAGCTGTCATCGCAGCAGAGGGTGTTCGAGATGCAGGGAGAGTACAAATAACTGTCTTTTCTCCTGCTGAAAAATTTACTAAGTTGTCTGAGTTGGATGATGAGATAACGGTCGTTCTTGATAATGTATCGGGTGTAGCATCGGTGACTGTACCCACGCCTACTTCAAATTGTGTGCCTGCAAAGATAGCATAAAAGGTTGTATTGGTTGTTCCAATACCCGCAACAAAAGTTTCAAAACCTTCTACGGCCCCTGCTAAATCGAGGGTACCTGTTCCTGTTGTTGTAGTTGTTTCTTTTACACGATCATTAATACTAAAAGCCATTATGCGACCTCTCTGTCATCGACATCTGTCCATACATTATTAGCAGAATCATCGACTTCTGTCCACGTATTAGTATTACTGTCGTCTACAGGGGTCCATGCATTGTTGACTCCCGGTATCACAGGAGACCATGCGATAACACCGACACCTGTTTGAGCAACGGATAAAGCTATTCCTGTTGGAGTGACTAAAGCGGAAGCTGTTGTAGTAACACTGCCTTGAGCAGAGCTAATTGCCTGTCCTGTAACAGGGACATCGGCTCCTGCTTGACCTTCCGCCTGACCTTGGACAACGGTGAGTGCTATTCCTGTAGGTGTAACTAAAGCCGAACCAGTGACATTTTCATCACCGATTGCAGTGGTTAAACTTTCACCTGTAACAGATACAGTAGCAGATCCTGTAACAGTTTCCGTTCCTAGCGTTGTTGTTAAAGCGATACCTGTTGGTGTTGCTACTGCTGAACCAGAAATTGTTTCATCACCAATAGCGGTAGATAAACTTTCACCTGATACTGATACGATTGCTGATCCTGATACAACAGGAGTACCAATAGCAGTTTCGACTAATGCTTCTGCACCAACAACTATTGTAGTTTGACCACCAGCAGAAATACTGTAAGGACCAATTGTTGTGGTCATGGACTGACCAGTGACAGCAACTCCTACGTTTGGAATTACTACACTACCAATGTTTGTGGATAATGATTCACCAGTGACAGGTGCGTTTGCTCCTATACTGATAGTAGCGTCACCAATAGCAGAAGATAAAGCAATACCAGTTACAGATACGGTTGCACCTGCACTGACTGTGCTTGTTCCTACGGCTGTGGATAATGCTATGCCCGAAAGGGCAACGACTTCACTTTTGCTCCCTTGAGCACTAAACGAATCTTCAGCAAAGGTTGTAGTTCCAAAAAACATAACTGTATCTTAGCCCAACTACAACAAAAGCTAAATGATTATATTAAGATATTCTTAATATAGCGTTAGATGCGTCTGCTGTTGGGAACTGAATTGTAAATGTACCTGATGTAGAAGTCTTCACTGCACCGAAATCTAGAACCATAACTGCTGCATTTGTATTTGTTGTTGCAGAAGTGTTTGAATTATAAATTACGGCAGCTTGTGCTGAGATTGTTGCACTTGTAAAACTTAAATCACTGAAATCAATGAATGCTGTTGCACCAGATCCTGAGGCACCTGAATTTGTCAATGCTCCACCACCTGCAGCGTAAGTACCTGAAGCACCTACTTCATTACCTGTAATGTACGCAGTAGTAGTAGCGCCAAGGGTTGCAGAGTCTGTATACAAAGCAAGTTTAAATGCGTCTCCACCAGATGCACGAAAATCGTGTTCGCCTTCCAATAATTCTACTTTAAAACTATTGCAGACTGCTTGTGTAATGGCCATCTTTACTTACCTCCTGGAGCCACTGATTGTAACGGCACACGCAGGACTCCGTCTGCGTATTCGTCTCTTCGTTTCCTGCCCATTTGAGTAACAGATAAACCTTGTACAGCTTGGCTGTACTTCTGATCGTATAATTGCACAAATGTAGGATTTTTCAAGTAGGAAAAGGCTTCAGCACATACACCATATATTAGTATTTCAGGTGCATTTGTAGAAAGCCATGTTGTAGTATTAGAACTAGATAATCTATCAGGAGTTTTATTATACCAAAGTTCTACTGTATAAGCAGCATCTGGTGTAGGAGCGAATATAAAAGTATTCTGATCCCAGTTTGCGTAATAAATAGGTTTTCCTGTATTATTAATTCTATCTACATTATATTCGTCAATAAAAGTTGTATCTCTTTGCTCCGCCCAAATACGATCCTTTGTTGTGTTATCAACAATTTGAACGCCTCTTTCTAAATCAAAATCATTAGGTAAAGTAATAAAAGGACTACCTATAGTAAAACTTGAAGTGGCAAACTTACGAAAAGCATCAAGATCTAATTGTTTTTGTACTTTATTTTCAGTGTTAATTATAAATACATTTAGAATAGCGTCTGTCAAAACATCAGATCCTACCTCTGTATAATTTCTAACGTTGCTAAGAAGTTCAGTATAATTCATGATATGCTCACAGTGACATTACCAACTTTAGTAGTAATTATCAACTTTTTGATTTCAGTAGAAGGCTGCATTCCGTCAGACTCAAAACTACTGTCTCCTGGTGCATTGACATACACAGTGACAGGTTCTTGTCTGGCTGGTCTTGGATCATGTAAAGCTACGGCATCTGCAGGATGATAAGGTGGATCTAGTTGTGGATGTTTAGGTTCAAAACATTCAGGACATGTAAACAAACCATTCCATTCTTGTTTTAATTCAAGATATTGATATTGCTGTCCACATCTATCACAGATAGCTAGTGCAAATTTACCGTTTGCAAAAGTCATTTTACCCTACATAAAAGTCACGAGGCACAATATGCACTGAAGTAGATTGACTATCTTCTGTTAGTGCTCTTTGTAATTCTGCTTCGTATCTTCTTTCTAATTCTTGTGAACGTTCAGGAGCTACTTCTTGTGATGTGTAATAGGCTAGTCCTGAAACTAGACAAGGTAAAAATCTGTAAGGGGCATCAGGAGTATTAGTATAAACACCCGCATCTTCAATTCTTCCTACATAATAATAATTGATCTGTGTGTCTGTTGTATTAGGTGTTTGATATAATGTTATTGTAACATTTGATAAATTTCTTCTTACATAGTATTGACTAGGTGTACCTTGTGATGTTTTGTTAGGTAAGTTCTCATACTCAGATCTGGAAATTTTAGTCATACTGGTATCAGTAGAACCATTTCTAAATACAACCTCTAATACATCAGATGCATCGGAGGGTGCAGTATATGTTGTTGTCCCAGCTGTTAAATTTGTTGTTTGATTTTTTACTTTCCAAAGGTGAATACCTCGATTACCCCATTCCGAAAATAGTAGATTCAAATTATCTCTTGCTGCAGATAACTCATAACCCGTTCTGATATTCATACCACAACGTGCATATGCTCTTTCAACAAGCTTATCTATACTTAAATCAAATGATGTGGTTCCCGAGGTAGCCATAAATTATTTCTTCTTCTTGTTTTTCTTCTTTACTTGCTTTTTTGTTTCA